CCACTGCCGCACCGTTCATCTTCAGATGGAAGATACAGGTTGCGATCGGACCGGTAATTGCGGATGCCAGTGTTGGCGGGAGCCAGATTCTCGGGTTTCTCACGATGTTTCCCATCTGGAGTATTGGAAGCGTAATCCGATAACCTACCGTCTTTCGACAGGCGGTAGGTTTTTTGCGGTATAGAGGTGAGATTATAAGCTATGGTGATCCTGAACTTATCGTCCGGTTCATCCCATACAGTCACAGAATTTACGAACAGATCAATTACGGTCTGGCAGAACTCTTCGTCATTGATATCCCCTTCACGGAACTTCTCTAACCAGAAGATTACCTGCTCTTTATCAATATAGACTTGGTGTGCCATTTCCTTTTTAAGCTGCACTTCCATGTCCTTCTTCTCAGTTTCAAGTTCTCCCATACGCTTTACAAGCATATCCGGGGCAGACCCAGTTTCAATAGCTTTCAGCAGATTGTTCAGAGACACGTCAACCTGTCTGATCCGGTCACGGATCACAGGGATGGGTGAATCACTCTCAATTTCCTGCTTGTTTCGATCACAGGCAATAGTAGCAATCTTCTCAATATATTCATCGGTCAGGAATGTCATTGCGTCCTGTGCCACCAGTCTTTCAATCAAGTTCTTTTCCATGTTCCGCTTATTACATTGTTTATCCAGATTCTTTTTACCGTAACATCTGTAGTATAGATAGCCGTTAGAGTTGCCGTCAGCGTTCATGGCACTGCCACAGTGTCCGCAGAATAGTTTCCCTGTCAGAAGATAAGTATGCCTTGCCTTGTTTCTGGCAGGGGCTTTCTTTATCTTACCGATTCTCACCTGTACTCTGTCCCAGAGGGCTTTATCAATGATCGGTGGGATAACATCTTCTGCCCGGTAGTCATGGTACTTATAGACTCCGATGTATTTCTCATTACGGAAAATCTTGGTGAAGCTGCTCTTTCCGAAACGTGTTCCTTTTGAGGTCTTGTACCCACGGTTATTGAATGTCCTGCATATCTCAGCAACGGACTCACCATCTGCATACATCTGAAAGGCTTCCCGGACAATAGGAGCAGTGGTTTCATCAATCACCAGTTTCTTATCCACCGTCTTGTACCCCAGAGGGATTGCCCCTCCGATGGAGTTATGCTTCATAGCTGATTCTCTCATGCCACGGTTGATTTTCTGTGAGAGTTCGGCACTGTAGAACTCAGCCATACCTTCAAGGACGGATTCAAGAATGATACCTTCCGGGTCATTGCTGATGTTCTCTGTGGCTGAGATAAGCTGTACGCCGTTTCTCTTCAAACGGTACTTATAGTTGGCTGAGTCATATCGGGATCGGGCAAAGCGGTCAAGTTTGTAGACGATGACTGCATCAAAGTTTCCCTTCTCTGAGTCCTTAATCATCTTCAAGAACTGGACTCTTTTCTCTATGTCCTTACTGGCAGAGGTGGCACGGTCAATATACATCTCTACGATTCTGATATTGTGTCTCTTGCAGAAGTCTTGGCAGACGTGCATCTGACCTTCTATGGATTGTTCAGTTTGGTTGCTGCTTGAATATCGTAGATATAGACAAGCAGTCTTAATCTCTTCGTACATGGTTCTTCCTCCATTCTTCAATGCTTATTATCCTGCAATTACATTTTCCCCTTTTGCATCCTTTTCATTCATGCAAACTTGAATAATGTGAAATCGTCCCTGCACAGTGGCAGTTCTATAAGCATTGAGTAAAAGCAATTCTTCCTCTGAAAGTTCATCTTGCGAAAATCTAACTTTACTTAGACCGAGAAGATAGTCAGTAGATACATGGAAGTATTCAGCAAGACGGCAGATCACATCACCTTTCGGGATAGCACCTTTAAGTCCCCAGTTGCTAATAGCAGGCGAAGAAACGCCTGTAACTTGCTGCATTTCCTTAGATTGTGGCTTAAATCCTGCTTCGTTACAAAGCTGTTCAAAGCGTTCATAGAAAGTCAACTTAGATTCCTCCTGATAATTTCTAAATAAATTTTGAAAAACCGCTTGACAATCTAAATAGACTTTGATAATATAGGTCTTGTCAACAAGAGTTGTTTACAAAATAGGGTAAAGAAAACAAGCCCTCCGGGGATTTAATTTTGCCCCTGACGGTTTTCAATGGTTATATTGGTTCGACACCCATATTATAACCTTTGAAGAGTATTTTGTCAACTTTAGTTGATAGACAAAATCAACGAAAGGAGGTACACGACATGGCAGAACGTGAGAACATTCGTAGCCGACTTAAAAAGCACCAGTTGACTCAGGTGTGGCTTATCAATCAGTTAGGTCTTAGAGGGATCGTTACTGATAAGACGGAAATGAGTTCCGTACTTGCCGGGACACGAAGCGGCAGTAAGGCAGATGCAATCATCGAATTGTCTCACGACATTCTTGATAAGTACGAAGAAGGTTCTGTTCTTGTTAAGGAATGATGATGGCAGTTCCTACGATGGAAGAAAGTGCTTTGTGTTCCCAGTTGATTGAGAGAGTCAAAGACTACTTCCAGTCAGCGGAACACAAGAAAGAGTTTGAAGAATGGTACAAGACAAAGTACCACAAGGATTATGAATGGAGGAATTAACCATGAAAGAAGAAAACATTGGTGTATTAAGTGCAGGTGAGCGTTTTGGCTTCAAGGGTTTTGAATGGATCGTCCTTGACAACAACGTGGATGGCGGTGTTCTGGCAATCATGGCATCTGCTTGGAACAATGAAGAGTATAGCTTCGATGATGACGGCTGTAACAACTACGCAAAGTCAAGCCTGCGTAGAAAGCTGCTCAATGAACTGCTTCCTGTGTTGGGTGAGGATAATCTTATTCCTCATGAGGTTGACATGGTAGCTGATAACGGAGATGACCGTTACGGCACAGTCACAGATAGAGTTTTCATCCTGAGTTGTGATGAATACAGAAAGTACCGTAAGCACGTTCCGCTACTCCCTGAATGGATGTGGACTTGCACACCTTGGTATATCTCGAACACCGGGCACGGTCACGACGTTCGCTGCGTGTATGCGGACGGTATTCTGTACAACAACTATGCGTACATCAGCGGTGGGGTTGCCCCGGCTTGTGTATTCAATCCGAAGAATCTTAAATTGCACCGTCAGGTGCAAATGGTGGAAGCGTAATGTCCACCAACAATAACAAGAAAAATGGAAACCACTTTGAAGAAGAGTTTTGTGAACTGCTCGCCTTACATGGTTTCTGGGCACACAACATGGCACAGAATCAGGTAGGACAGCCCGCAGATGTGATTGCGGTTAAGAATGGCATCCCGGTCTTGATTGACTGCAAGGAATGTGAAACCAACCGCTTCCCATTATCCCGAATTGAAGGTAATCAGGAAGGTGCAATGACACTGTGGGAGCAGACAGGGAATGAGCATTGTTACTTCGCTATGAAGCTGAAAGACGGACGCATTTACATGGTGTCCTTCGATGAACTCATGCTGAGACAGCTTTACGGTGAGGGGACGATCACTGAAAAGGAATTTCCTCAGTACAAGACCTTTCGACAGTGGGTGGAGGAATTTGAATGATTACGGAAATCGGATCACGATTACGAATCACGAACCCTTCACCGGACATGGTTGACTGGTGTAAAAAGCATTTAGAAATACCGAACCCGGAATATCAGAAGAAAGCCAGAATGAATCTCTGGTTAGGAGATACACCCAGAACCCTTGTAATGTATGAGGTTGACGGTGACTCAGTAATCATCCCGTTTGGGTGCTTACGATCAATCCTCCCGCTTCTGGAAGGGGACGTGAAGAAACTCTTTGCCGAACAGGTAAAGGTAGATTATAAGGGAGCGAAAGTACCGCTGTACGACTATCAGGAGGAAGCTGTAGGAGCAATGATTATCAATCATTACGGAATATTACAGTCACCTGCCGGGTCAGGTAAGACGCAGATAGGCATAGCCCTTGCGTGTTCCATGCAGCTTAAAACACTTTGGCTTACCCATACAAAAGACCTGCTGACCCAGAGTAAGAACAGGGCAGCACAGTATATTGACAAGTCACTTTTGGGGACTATCACAGAAGGAAAGGTCAATATCGGAGAGACAATGACCTTTGCAACTATTCAGACGATGTGCAAGGTTGACTTGAATCAGTACCGTGACACATGGGACTGCATCATCGTAGATGAATGTCACCGGGTAGCCGGGACACCTACCGCAGTAACTCAGTTTAGTAAGGTGCTGAACACACTCAAGGCAAGACATAAATACGGATTGTCTGCAACCGTCCATAGGGCAGACGGACTGATAAAGGCTACATACGCTATGTTGGGACACGTTATCTACACAGTCCCGGATGAAGCTGTAAAGTCCAGAGTCATGACGGTAGATGTACAGCCGAAAGGTACAGGCGTAAAACTTGATTCTGCATTTCTGAACAGTGATGGAACAATCAACTATTGCAAGATGATTACTTACCTCACTTCTCATACAGACCGGAATCAGCTTATCATGAATGACCTTGTAGGCAACCGGGAGCATTACAACCTGATCCTCTCAGAGAGGGTGGATCATCTGAAACTTCTGTATGAAGGACTGCCCCCGGACTTGAAATCACAAGCTGCTGTAATTGATGGCAGCATGACAACGAAGAAGAAGAAAGCAGAACGTGAGCAGGCTATTGAGGATATGAGGACAGGCAAGAAACGATACTTGTTTGCATCGTACTCACTGGCAAAAGAGGGACTTGATATCCCACGGTTGGACAGGTTATACCTGACAACCCCTCAAAAGGACTATGCAGTGATCGTTCAGAGTGTTGGACGTATCGCACGAACCTTTGAAGGGAAGGATCAGCCGATTGCTTATGATTATGTAGACTTCATCCGGTCACTGGAAAAGTCGTTCAAGAAACGATGCACCAGTTACCGAAAATGTAACTGTAGAATTTTGGAAGGAGAATAACCATGAAGAATAAAATTTTGAAAGCTATAGCTTGGGCGGTTAGCCTTGTATGGATTGTGTCAGTTTGTCTTATTGATTCAGATTCATGGATTCCCTTCATCGTGTGTGTAATCTGTGAAATCTATCTGGTGTTATTCTCCTACGCAAATGATTGGTTTGGAGATTACCCTTATGAAGATTAGTGAAGAAAGTGCAAGACACCTTGATACAGCCCTTCTTCTGATAGAAGGAGTCAAGGAAAGTCTGAGTGCCGAACCGGATGAATGGGGATGTATTCCACCAGAACATTCAAGAGAGTCTATCCATCGTAGATGTGTGCAGGCACGACAAGAACTCCTGCAAGTGCAAAAGGCTCTAAGGTAGGTGATCTCATGGTTGAGGGAACATACATATTCGACTGTGAGGTATTCGCTTATGACTGGCTCTTTGATTTCAAAGATGTTATCACAGGCGAACACATTTCCATCTGGAACGACAACGATGCTGTAATAGCATTTATGGAACGTGACCCGTTCTTAGGCGGGTTCAACAATAAGCACTACGATAATTTCATACTAAAGGCAGTCATGTGTGGCTTTACACCGGAAGAGGTGAAGAAAGTCAATGATCTTATCATTCAGGAAGAGTTAAGTGGATGGGATATCCCGTCACTGAAAGAGTACAGAGTATTCTTTGACAGCTTTGACCTGAGAGATGATTGTCAGGACGGAATCTCACTGAAAGCTATTGAAGCACACCTTGGAATACCGATTGAGGAAACAGGGGTTGACTTCAACATTGACCGTCCGCTGACGGAGAGTGAGAGAAGAAGGACTGAATACTACTGCCGATATGACGTAGATGCTACAGAAATTCTCTGGAAACTGAGACAAGGATATCTGGATAACAAAGTTGCTGTAGGAGCGAAGAGAGGTCTGACAGACCGTAAGGCAATGTATATGACAAATGCCAAACTGACAAGCGTGTACCTGCAAGCTGAGAAACCAGAGAAACCTTGGACGGATGAAAGGAATTACCAATACCCAGATAAGCTGCTTCGGCAGTATATTCCGCAGGAAATATTT